TAACTAATATGAGTTGGATGTTTTTTGATGCTAAAGAATTTAATGGAGATATAGGAAATTGGGATACGTCAAACGTAACTGATATGTGTTATATGTTTTATGGTGCTACTAAGTTTAATACCATAAACATTCGGTTTATAAAGTGTTGTTGAATTTCCAATACATGAACTACCATATAAAATATTTATAGATATCATGTAATTAACTAAATGGATATTACTTAAAGTAATATTAATATTATTTAAATAATCATGGAAAACAAAGTGAAACAAATGTATACCGAATATACGTATCCTAATTATGATGAATATATGGATAAATATGCCCCTATTCCACATCAATATAGTCCCAATTTATTTTTAGAACAACTAAATTATTATAATTATAATGGGACAAAAAATTTTAATAATTATAGTATTTTAGTTGCTGGTGTTGGGTTAGGTGGTGATTTAATTAATATGGAATATATTTTAAAAAAATATGATAATATTAAAATAGTTGGAATTGATTTATCACCAACGTCTTTAAAAATTTGTAAAGATAGAATAGATAAATATAATTTCAAACATAAGGTAGAATTAATTGAAATGTCGTTATTAGATTTGGATCCAACAATTCATGGCACATTTGATTTAATTATATGTATTGGTGTATTACATCATTTAGAACATCCTAAATTAGGGTTAGAAAGCCTTAAAAATGTATTAAAAGATGATGGCTGTATTAATATTATGGTATATGGTAAATATGGACGCACCGGCATATATCAAATGCAAGATTTAATTAAAAAAATTAATTATAATGTGGACGATTTTCCTACAAAAATTAGTAATTTTAAAAATATTTATGGACAATTACCAGTTAATAATTGGTTCAAATTAGGCGAACATCTTATAAATGACCATAAAGTATCAGATGAAGGAATTGCTGATTTAATATTACATCATCAAGATAGAAGTTATTCAATCCCCGAATTATATGAATTTATAAATGATGTTGATTTAAATATTGTGGAGTTTTCACCCGTGAATAGATATAAATATAAATATGAAATACCTAATGTAACTTATTTAAATAATATTGAAAAATATTCAATAAATGAATTATTTTTTGGAGATATAAAAAAACATACATTTACGGTTTCAAAAAATATTAATACTAAACCTATAATTGATAATTTAAATAATATTTTAATATTAGTTCTAATTACTAAACAAAACTTGAATAAAATATTGGAATACTATAAAATAAATAAAAGTGAACGAATAAATATTGATACACCTCTTAATTATGAATTTGAACCTAATATTGTTTGGGCTACTTCGGAAAATATTAAATTGACGATTGAAATGAATGATATAATATATACTATTTTAGATAATATTGATAATAAAAAAACAATCAACGAAATTTTTGATATCGTAAGAGCCGAATTAGATATTACGACTGATAATGATGCGTTATTATTAATGTTTAAACCAATATATTATACATTTGAATTATATGATTTAATACTATTACAAAACAAATTTTTTTAAAAAGTATTAGTATATGGAAAACATAATTCACATTGCAGACATCGTTGCGATACCCGTATTTTTACTACTAGTGATTTATTTTTTTAAAAAGAAAAATAAAACGGCACTTGAATACGTTCTATTAATATTTGTCTTACTCGGATTTGTAATAGATGTTATGTTTACAATTTATTTCTTATTCTTTAAGAAGTCGAAATGTTATTTAGACATGAAAAAAATATACTAATACTTGGTATCAATATTATTCTAATACTTGGTATCAATATTATTCTAATACTTGGTATCAATATTATTCTAATACTTGGTATCAATATTATTCTAATACTTGTAATGCTCACTATACTGCCGTTGTGCCGACGAAATCTTATTCGTGCTAATTTGATTCAGAGTTGTAACCACCATATCACCATGAATATTAGAGTAACCAATCTTACTAAATCCCAAAGACATCAGCTTATTAATACACATTCTACAAGGCAATGAATTACAATATTCGTTATTCAGTTGTCCGGTTTTATATGTAGGTGCGCGCACTACCCAAATAATATATTTTTTTAGGTAAGTTTTGTATTCATTTCTATTCCGTGTCTTCTTCCGAATATATTGATTTATAAGTTTCCCAGCCACCGCTATTTCGGCGTGGACGCTGCTATGGATTTGACCGAGGGTGCTGGTTCGATTGCCTTGATTCATAGAACTAACCATAATCTTTGACCCTTTTGTTATTATAGCCCCATGCTTAAAATTCATTTCAGACTGCAAGGCTTGCTTATAGGCCAAAGCCCCAAATTTAGATTTTCTACACATCGTCTTTAAGAGCAACTCTTTAATTTATAATAATATATTTAAAATCTTTCAATTTTAACCTTTTAAACCTTTTTAGGAAAAAGGTTGACCAAAAAAAACCTTTTTAGGAAAAATAATAGATTTTGTTAAAACTTTTTCTAAAAGTTTCTTTTTAGGAAAAATAATAGATTTTGTTAAAACTTTTTCTAAAAGTTTCTTTTTAGGAAAAATAATAGATTTTGTTAAAACTTTTTCCTAAAAAGGTTAAAAAACTTCTACGATTTTACTAATATCACTATAAGAGTTACTATTAATATGACTAATAATCCTATACATATAATGTGAAAAGCGTATTTACTACATTGTTGAAATCGTAAGGTTCTAGATTTTTGTTTAAATTTATTACCGTTTTCTGTAAGCATTTCCGATAATCCTTCTATATTATTTAGTTTTGATTTTCTCGAATTAAGTTCACCTATATGTTTTCGTAAGATATGTCTGGTATCTTCAATACTATCACTAATTTTATCCGTATCATAATATTTATTTTGTATAATATTAGAAGTATTAGAATTATAGCCCCATGGTTCTTCATTAGATTCATTCGGTGGATTATAATGTTCATCATTTACATTAGGTTTATAAGAGGTCCAAGTATCATCAAATGTAGGTTTCCATATATCATTCGTATTATTAATCTCTGTGGGTTCTTCTAAATTGATTGACCTGAATGTATTTCTATTAAGTATAGAATTAGTCATTGAATTATCTCTATATTCTTGGTCTTCGGTAACAGATAAATATAAGGATGGTTGATCTATTTCGTTGTCTTCAAATTCATGATATTCTATATTACTATGATTAGTATCCATTAAGTTATTAATGATTTTTTTTCTTTATATCAAAATAAACTTTTTAAGAAAAAGTTTAAAATTGAATGAATAAAAACATAAATTATTCATTTATTAAAATGAATTATATGGCTAATTTTCACACTGATATTAAAATAAATAACAGTATTAAAATGGAAATATTAAAAAAAGATAAAATAGTTTCAACTGGATATCAACCAACTGATATTAATAGACCATTAAATACTGCTAGAAAAATGATTAATGGTGATAAAATTGTAATACGTATTCTTAGTTATAAAAATGCCAAGAACAATCCAAATGAGCCATATTTAATTTACACAAGTGTTGATAAAGTAACCCAATTTGGAATGAATTCTGAAAATATGAAAGCACATAAGGAAATATTACTTCCATTAATAACTAATATTGAAACAAAAACATATAAAAATACACGACATCCGTGGTTTGAAAAATGGAATATAGAGACTAATGTTTTTGGTATAAAAGTTAATGGTTGGAATGAAGATAATATATTTACTTTTAATGATATAAAAAATAAATTAGAAACAAGTCTTTTATATAAAGTAGGAAACTTTAAAACTATAAGTTCAACTTATCAAAAAATAAAAAATACTTTTTAGAAAAAAATACTTTTGTTTTTGTCAAAAACTATTACTTTCTTAAAGAAAGATATTAAAATATAAATTAAATAAACTTTTTCTTAAAAACTTATTTTTTGTCTAAACTTTTTCTTAAAAACTTATTTTTTGTCTAAACTTTTTCTTAAAAACTTATTTTTTGTCTAAACTTTTTCTTAAAAACTTATTTTTTGTCTAAACTTTTTCTTTAAAAGTTTGTTTTTTGTCTAAACTTTTTCTTAAAAAGTTTGTTTTTTGTCTAAACTTTTTCTTAAAAAGTTTGTTTTTTCTTAAAAAGCTTAGTTAGAGTATGCAAGACCACCCATACCACTCATGATTCGGAGGACATTGTAATTAATAGCATATACGTGTGGATTGGCTCCAGTAAATGCTATGCTACCTACTAATTGGGCATTATCAATTCGAGAGAAATTACATGTTCCAGATGGTTGGTGTTCTTCTGGTTTGAGGGCAAAAGAGTATACGCAAATAGAATCATTTGCACCATTGTACGATACAGCAGCAGCGGTAGCTGCCCTCTCAACAGTATCTGCTTGCGTAAAGGCAGCAGTGGTGACTGCTAAAGAACCTTGGGTTGAATCTAAACCACCACAGCCAGTGTGATGTTCCCATACTTGGGTTCGTGAGAAATATCTACTATCCCGTGCTGCAAATCTATCATGACCATTTAATTTAAGTAAATATGTTGTACCCTGAGTTGCTGGTATTACAAGTGAGGCCGAGCCAAGGGCACCTACAACACCTTCAGAACTGGCCCATATTAATTCTTTAACTGGATGATTAAAGTTAAGATCATGGTTTGTTCCGGCAGTTGATAACGATTGTTCTTGCACTTGTTCAATAAGATATTCGTGAGATTGCTGAGCAAATCTTCGTCTTTCATCGGTATCAAGATAGATGTAATCAACCCATAAATTATTAACAGTATCGGCCGTGATTGCGGTTAAAACGTCATGATCTAAAATAACTTTAACTTCATGGTATTGAAGCGCAATGAGTGGAAGAGCGAGACCCGGATTTCGGCAGAACCAAAAATTTAAAGGCATATTCCATCTTCCGGCAACAGCTGCACCACTCACACCGCCCATACCCGACATACGTTGGAACACAGTTCCGTCACTACCGGCACTATTTACAGCAACAACACCCGATGGATTTGGTTGTGTTAATTCGGCCCATACTTCCATAAATTTACCGGATTGTTTATCAATTCGTTGACCTCCAATTTCTAATTCAACAGTCTTAATAAGACACGATAAATTATGAGCGGCGGCGGCGGATGTTCCGGCGAGTTCTAAATACATTCGGCTAACTAAATCACCATTTCGTGAAATAGTGGCAGTACATCGACCATTAGTTACACTGGCACCATTCCAGGTTTGTTGAATAGCTTCCATCGAGAAATTAGTGTGTCGTCTGTAAACTACTTTGAAAAAAGTAATTTGTGGATTTCCAGTAAGATAGATATCTTGAGCGCCATAAGCGACTAATTGCATTAAACCTCCTCCCATTTTATAATATAAGCAAAGAAAATAATTTTGGAAAAAAACGCTAATTAATTTAATTAATTTGTATTAAAAGTTAAATAAACAAAAAACTTTTTAAAAAAGTTTAGGTCAAAAATAAAACAAAACAAAACAAACATAATAAAGATTAATTAATTGATTAATTAATTGATTAATCATTAATTAATTAATCATTAATTAATTAATCATAAAATATTAATTAATCTTTTTTTAACAATCATAACAAAATAATAAAATATTAATTAATCATAAAATATTAATTAATCTTTTTTAACAATCATAACAAAATAATAAAATATTAATTAATCATAAAATATTTAAATTTTTAATAATTTTGTTAACAAAATAATAAAAGCTTAGTTAGAGTAAGCAAGACCACCCATACCACTCATAATTCTGAGAACATTATAGTTAATAGCATAACATGTTAAAGTACCAGTAGCGACTGAACTAAATCTCATTTTAGCATTATCGATTCTGGAAAAATTACAAGTTCCTGATGGTTGGTGTTCTTCGGGCTTAAGAGCAAAAGAATAATTATAAATATGTTTTGTTGGAACTTTGTGTCCAGCCTGTATTGGCTGGACTGTTCTAAAGTACGTTGCATTTTTAGCAGCAAATCTATCATGACCATTAAGTTGAAGTTTAAAAGTGCCAAAACCTTCTCTACTTCGTTGTCCATTTATTTGTTCCTGTGGACCATCAGCATTTAAATAGCAAAAATAATCATTATTATTGGCGACAGCTCCATCAACATTTGCATCAGCATCTATGGCGGTGGCGGCTGTACCACCTTCTGCAAAAGAATCGTTGTCTTGAATTACCCACATTAATTCTTTAACTGGATGATTAAAATTAAGTTTGTGTGATTCAGATGCGGTCGCTTGTTCTCGTTGGACTTGTTCAATAAGGTATTCATGTGATTGTTGGGCAAATCTACGTCGCTCATCAGTATCAAGATAAATGTAATCTACCCATAAAACTACCTCTGGGGCAACATCAGGTGGGGTAAGTGTTCCATTAGTATTAACTAAATTCACAAGAGCTCTTGTAGCAAGTTTTACTTTAACTTCATGATATTGTAAAGCAATGAGCGGAAGCGCGAGACCAGGATTTCGGTTAAACCAGAATTTAAGTGGAACATAGAGGCGATGGTTATCCATAATACCACCACCAGCTGTAATGACTTTTTGCGATGTTAGGTAAGCATTTTTGGATGCGTGTTTATTTAAGCCAGTCCATTCTGATTCTTCATGATCAGTTAGTTCGTTGTAAATATCAAGGAATTGACCATAGTGTTTATCTATTTTTTGACCACCTATTTCAACTTCAACACTATCAATTAAAGCATGTCCAGTATTGTTAGTCCAATTTAAATATGTTTGGTCAGCAGTTAACGCCCCCTTAACGGCTGCCTCAATATTATCAGCATTTAAATTAACATCTAAGTGCATATTTGAAACTAAATCACCATTACGTGAAATAGTAGCAGTAACAGTTGACGCCGAAAGTCCAACGGTGCCATTAAAAGTTTGTTGAATACATTCAATCGAGAAATTGGTATGTCGTCTGTAAACTACTTTAAAGAAAGTAATTTGTGGATTCCCGGTAAGATAAATATCTTGTGCACCATACGCTACTAATTGCATTAAACCACCACCCATTTTATAATATAAGCACAGAAAATAATTTTTGAAATAAACTTTTAACACAATAAACCTTTTTCTAAAAAGGTTTATTTTTCTAAAAGTTTAGTTAAAATTGATATAAAAACAACCATATAAATAAATATAAAAATGGATAGAAATATTACTATTTGTGCTACAGATTTAACTGTTATTACCGGTCATAATCCGTATAAATCTAAGGATGAATTAATTCTTAAATTTTGGAAAAGATATTTTAAATCAGATTATTTAGAATGTGTTGAAAACCTTAAGACCCAAAATATTCCGTTGAAAAAGGAAGAAACCGATTATGAAGTAGTTAAAAGAATTGTTAAAGAAAATAATATACAATTAGATGGCGATTTGTATAAATGTTTTAAGTCGGATAATGTTAATGATTTAACAAATGATAAGTCTAAGGTAATGAAAAAAATAGAATCATCGTTATCAGAATCTAAGAAAAATGAGTTTAAAAAATCATTTGATACAATTACCAATACTAACTTCGGTATTAAATATGAAAATAAAGGATGTGATTTATATGAAACTGAAACAAATGCTAAAGTTGTAAAAACATCTAAATATTATAAAACGGAATTATTTCAAATCCCTAATGAATATGATAAAATAGATACTTGGGGCATAGGTGGTAAAATAGACGGAATATTATTGCCTGAAAATAAAATAGTTGAAATTAAAAATAGAGTCAATAATTTATTTTATTGCTTAAGAGATTACGAAAAAGTCCAATGCTTCGTTTATATGTTTCTATTGGAATCTGAGTCTACAGATTTAGTTGAAGTCTTAAAGAAAAAAGACGATAATTCAATAAATATAATTAATGTTAAATTCGACGAATCGTTTTGGGAAGAAGAAATAATGATGACATTTGAAGATTTCATTAGCGATTTCTATATATTCCTCGAAGACCCTAAGCGTAAATTAAAATTAATTTCATACTCTAAATCAGAATAATAATTTAATTTCTAGCACTATAATATAACATGTTTGGTGGTAGTTGTAGTTTAAAAGGTGGTTACAAAATTTCTAATAAAAGACATTATTTAAAACGAAAAAGCCTTAGGAAAAGAACTAAAAGTCTTAAGAAAATAACTAAAAGTCTAAAAAAAAGAGGTGGTGGTAAACATACACGACAAGGCGTGAAAACATTAATTAATTTAATTTAATTTAATTTAATTTAATTTAATTTAATTTAATTTAATTTAATTTAATTTAATTTAATTTAATTTAATTTAATTTATTTTAATTTATTTTATTATATTATAAAATGATTGGTGGGTTAAGAAGAATGACAAAACGTGTTTCGAGAAAAAATCGTGGTGTTGGGAGAAGTGCTGGTCGAAGTGCTAGTCGAAGACCGAAAAGGTCTGTTAGAGCTGGTC